GTACATTGGTCCCAATGGCGAGCCCAAGATTGGCGCGGGCATTAGCCGCATCAGAAGCACCAGTACCGCCGTCAGCAACGGCAAGGTCTGTAATGCCTGTGATCGTGCCGCCGGTTATCGTGCCGCCTGTAATTGCAACAGCACTTGCAGCTTGCGTTGCAATAGTGCCTAAGCCAAGCGTCGCTCGTTGCGTTGCAGCATCAGCATCATCCAGCAGTGCGCGACCTGCAGCCGTCAGAGGGATTTCCTCGACGTTACCAGCGCCAGCGGTTGAACGCCCGAGTAGCTTGTCCGTGTTACTGACGTTTTGCAGCTTGGCGTAAGTGACGGCATCATCCGCCAGTGCCGTGGTGCCTAGCTTGGTGGTGCTGGCTTGGTCCAGCTTGTCGATGTCGATGCTGCTGACATCAATCAGATCCAGGCCGGCATCAACCAGATCCTTAGCCGTAACCTTCTTGGTTTGGCTTGCGGAAATGTCCGCAATGGGCAGTACGTCGGTGGCCGCAACGCCAGCCTTAGGCAAGGCCGTAAGTTGGGTAATGCGTTGGTCAGCCAAAATTCAACTCCGTGCTATGGACAGTTTAGTCCTCGGTTTCCTTGAGTAGGAAGTCGAGGGACTGCTCGATCTCGATGCGGTCATCGTCTTCTTTAAGGACGTAACCAGCAGGCTCGCCAATCAACAGACTAATTTCGCCCGTTGTAACAAAGTCTATTGTGCAACGGATGACATCTTCGGTGTCAACAGTCACGCCAGTTTGCGTAACCATTGCCTCCATTTCATAGTAGACGTTATTTAGCGAGGGGTTTAGCTCTTTGTCGGTTAAATACAGAGCTAGGTCGAACTCGCTGCCGATGTCAACGCGATGGATGAGCTGCAGCATCAACAGCGGCGTTTCCTTGATGCCAGTAGACGTGTAGTCAAATAAGCAGTCGATAGAGCCACTGCCGCTGATAATACCGGCTGAATACTGTTTACGAAACTTGTCGCTAAGGCTAGTTGCGTCGATGGTTTCGCGGTCTGTATTTAGCGTATACCCGGTGACGTTGCCAAGTACGTTTTCTGCTACGTCGCGTACTTTTACAGTGATGGGCAATGCAGCGCCTGCAAATGCAGCTAGCGTCAGCTCTGCAGCGCGGTTATTATTGATGGCATTTTCAAATTGATAAAAGAAGCGCAATCCACCTACGGCATTGACATGCACATAAGCTGAGATCGAAGGCTCCACCACGGCTGACGACCATGCCGATGCGGTAAAACACACCAGACCACGGGCGTCGGTGGTGCTGATGTCAATGCGGTCGCCTGTTATTAAGTTGTCTACTGAGCTGTCAAAGCTAAGTCGATTGAGCGTGAGGTTTACGTCATCAGGCTTTATTTGATCTTCCAGCAGGGCGTATGGCGTAGCAAGGCCGCGCCGCAGGCGGACATTACCGTGACGACCAAGAAATACCGCCATTAGGATACAACTTCAGTAAAGTCCCCATCCATCGTGAACTGGATTGGCACTACGCTTAGCTCTCCAGTGCTAACTGACACTTGTGCGCTGGTAATGTAAGCGTTGAATTTAATGTCGTCAGCGGCGTCGCCACCTATATTTAGTTCCAGCAACACGCGATCTGCTGTACTGATAGCACCGCCTTTCATGATTTTAGTCAAAAGGGTTGTGAATTGATTTAGCGTTGCTGACTCGCCCGCTTCCAGCCTGTAGTACATAAGAGTGGCGCTGCCAGTGGCACCTTTCACGCCAGGGGTAAACGTATTGACGGCGCTATCGATGGTATTGGTAGACAGTAGCTCGACTGTCGTCTCTACCGACCAGTCGCGGATCTTGGCAATTGGCTTGCCGCCGAAGGCGAGGGAGCCGCTACGTCCTGTGTAAAAGCCCATATTTGCCAATTAGTTTTCTTCAATTATAGCTCTTACCGTACGGTAAAAAGGCTGTCAGAAAAATTAGCAATTTTACTGAGCAATTGACTGCCACTATTATCGCAGGGGTGTTCCATGGCTTTTACTGTTACTTCTCCCTCTTCGTCCATTTGCACCTCCGTGGTTCTAAACACTCGCTTTCTGTCTCCCTTAGCGCCCAATACAAACATATAGCCAGCGTATGGAACCAATGCCTCCGCCTTACCATTGATAACGCTTATGCTGTCAAAAGAGATGGTGCGCCCACTGTCCCTGTAAATAAGCACGTCATAAGAGCCATCGGCGATATTGTCAGTTAATGGTGCATTTAGAGCACCATCATCCATGATTATGCCAGAACTCATTCGGTCCCAAGTGTTAAGGCCAATATCTACATAGATGTAAGAGCCGGGACTAATGGGGCTATCTGTGGGAAAAGTCTTGAATTCAACGCCGCGACGAATGTAACGACGTTGGTTGCAAAGTAATTTACCAAATAGAACGGCCTGTTCTTTTTGCGAAACGAATTGACTTAAGTCAAAAGTTTGACGAATGGCATTACCTTCGTTGAATCCCTGATTTTTATTGATATGCACTTGCACACTAGCATTACGCGGAAACACGTCTTGGGCTTCGGTTTCCCTGTAGATAACAGTGGCAATTAAATCCTGTGTGGAATCACCATAGTCAATAAATTCTTCCTTGTAACTCCCTTCTAAAATGTTGCCCGTGGTGAACAAAGCATTGACCACCACTTGACGATTAGCCCTGCCAGAATTATCAACGGGGATAGCCGGAATCAAAGTTTCCTTGCCGCCCACTCTTGCAAATTCCAGCAAACTAAATGGTGCAGTTTCAGTCCAAAATTGCCGCCAGGAAGTAAGGTCAGAAATCACTCCATCCATGAATAATTGACAGCCAAGGTTATTATTTTTGCAAAAGCGCTTTGCTAATGCAATACCTTGCCAATCAATGCCTTCAGGCTTGGCGTATTTACCAATGCCATTTTCCCTGTCAAGAATGGTATCAGCAAAGATGTCAGGAGCAAAGCTAGTGCTACTGCTGCCCAAGCTATAATTACCATTGCTTTCATTTACTATATAACTGTTCTTTCCTTCTGTTACGAAAGCAGTAATTGAGCGTAAGTCTTGTACACCACGACTAGAAACTATGCCAAGCGCCATCATGCTCATGTTTGCATATTTGCCATCGTTACTCCCTATTTGTTGTTCCGTCACGGCAGTAACACGAAACTCAGGGCCACTATCAAAGCTGAATTGAGCTTGCGAGTCGGAGCGCACAGAGAACAAGTCCCACTCATTGGTATAAATGGGGCCGCGTTCTCTTAGTGCATCTTTAATCCTCCCGTCGCTAATTGGAACGAGAGAGCCAGTCCAGGCAAATTGAGATCCAGCGTGATCATAGGGTTGCACACGCCCTGCGTTCTCGATAAAGGCCATCTCGGCTTGGCCGCTGTCTTGGAGTTCTGCGCCAATGTCTCCAATGGGTTCAATTTTGAATTCCCATTTGGCTCGCTCATTACCCTTAAAGGCTAAACCAATGAAATTATCTTGATCGGCATTGCGCCTCACTGCAAAAACAATGGGCAAAGTCCTGTAGTTATCCCTGTTGCTCTCCGTCTTTTTATATGCCACCTTGAAGAACGCCATGCGCCCTTTCACGCCATTGTCACTGAGCCTGAAGCCCTCTGGCGCCTCATTTTGTCCGTAGTCAGTAGCACGACCCGAGACGCGCCTGAAGAGCTTGCAGCGAATGGCAAACTTTACAAAGTTGCAAGCCGTTACTGTTTGATAAGCGGCAGATTCTACCTTGACAAGACACTTGGTAAAGAAATTATCATCGCCAGCGCCGGCGAACTTTTCCCAGTTCCTGTACACTTTCTTCGCATTTTTTAGTGCTTGCTTTTTCTTTTCAATCAAATCTTTCAAATGAGTGCGGACGGTGCGCACACCAATTTGATCGGTGGTAAGGCGCCCTTTGATTTGCGTTAAACGGCGCTTCATGGCTTTAATGCCACCACTGCTGTAAAGGTTGCCGTTGAGATCACGAAAGCTACTACTGGTATCTCGATAAAACCTGATAAGGGCTTTCTTGGCGACCGATATGTCGTCACTCATTATATCACTCTTCTCTTCCTCCAAATCGGTAATTTTATTGTTCAGTTCAATTACAGCTTTGAACTTTTTATCCAAGCTAGTTTTTTTCCCTAAAACTTTTTCGCCGCTTATAGTTCTAATGTCGTCTTCTTTTATTTTCAATTCATCCATTGTAGTTGCCATATTCTTTTTCTTATCTTTTATGCTTTCTCTAATCGTTGAGGCGGCTTCTTTTGCTCTTTTCCTGAATTGTGACTTATCAAAAGTATTGGAGTTAAGGTCATCTATTGTTTGCTTCAGCTTTTCTAAGTCATCGTTAATTTCATCTTTTACGGCTTTTGTGTCTAGCTTAGGCTTATTGGACAACACTTCCTGCAGTATTGCTTCAGTGGTAGCGATGGAGCCGCCATTGGGAAACGTTGCAATTTTCCTTTGGTCTAGCTCGTCTCTCCATTCCACAGTTTCGTTGTCCTTGAAGCTGTCATTTGTGTAGCCATATTTTTGCAGCCTAAGTGTTATGTCGCCGTTCCAATATGCAATGTTTGCTTCATTTATCCAATCAACTGGCCGCAAGACAACATCTGCCACTCCAACTTC